CCGCCGCGGTAAGGGACGTCGTTAAGGGACTTCAGAAGGTGTTCCTTACTGGCGACTGGCGAGATTTCGCTGCTCCTCCGCCTTGGCTAGTGTTTCTGGACAAGACAGATGAGTACACCCGACTCACGAAGGAAGAACTTTCGGCGGCACAAATGGAGGAACGAGTTTTGGAAATTATGTCGCTGTTGGAGTCGATCCGCTACGAACACTCAACGCCTGAATTGCTTCGGGCGAAGAATGCTATGAAGGATTTGGCATCTTCTTATAGGCGCCTATTGGCAGCTGAGCAATCCCGCGGCATACCTTTCTTTGTTTTCCTTTATGGGGAGCCCGGAACAGGTAAGACTGTATTGATTGAGGACATACTTGCGCGTCTGCGCAAATTAGATGGGATCGCTGATTTTGTTGGCGACACCATTAAGGTCAACGTCCACGATAAGTTTCCTGCGAGCTCTGGGCTCAACCGCTCGGCTAACGCCTTGGTCTTTAATGATGTTCCTGGTGACTACACGAATTTTCCCCAGCAAGACAAGTTGTCTCTTGATATCTTGCTCCAGCAAATCATCGATTCTGAGGGCTTTTATTTTAGAGCAGCCGGCGTCGAAGATAAGGGAATTTTGCTTAATGACATTAGGTATGTCGTGATCACTTCTAACAACAAAAGTTTTGCCATGGTTGACGAAACGGCTAAGTTGATTAGGAGGATTGAAAAAGGTATTTCTGTGTCCCTGTTCTTTGATCGCAATCACAAGGGAGACCATTCTTATGTCACCCTGAATGAGTTGGTCCCCCGCGCTAGCGATAGACATCTGGAGTTTGAACCAACTTCGTTGAATTTCGATAGGGCTGGGTTCTTCCGCCAAGTAGACGTGCGCTACCAGGCGTATCTGGAGACGGAAATCCAGCGCCAGATGAAGTTCGGTGAACAAGCACCGCGTTGCACTTGTGGGCTTCGAGAAGCTAGCCACATGGTCAAGGGTGCGCGTGTACGAATTTACGACGAGTGTGCATTGCTTCCATGGCTTTATAGTCCTACGGAGATTTCGGCGAACGAAATAGTGGGGGCCACATGCGTCGAGGAAAGCTTTTTGCTCTTCATCGAGGTGGCATTCAGCATGCTTAGCCTGGGAGATTTCAGAGTCAAGTTACGTGCCATGTATGCGCTGTTCGAGCTGGCAATTTATTGCGCTCACGGCGTTCCGTATAGGAGGAGAGTTATCCCCTATTTTTTGCATTGTGTGGTGGCTTTTCTCCCCTGGTACGCTGGTGTTATGGCACATGTGTCATATAATTTGACCGTAAGGGCTAACGCCAGTTTGTGGGCACGCGGCAGTTACGCGTGGTACATGTTTGGCGTGGGGTTGCTCCTTTGCCTCATGTGCAGCTTGCTGTTAGGCCCCGTGTCCACCGCTCTCCTTATTCTTCTCGCCAGTAAATTATATGAGTCTTCGGCTGAAAATATCGAAGACACGTTTGTTGCGGCGGCTGGAAGTTCTAAGTTTGGAACGGTCCGCTCTTTGGTTTTAGATGAAATTAGGGAGTCGGCCCGCTCGAAGGCTCGCCGCCTTTACATACGAGTTGAATTTGCGAAGGCGAGACGGTTCTTTAGAGCCCATGCCGTCGCTATTGGAGCTCTGGTAGGCGTGGCCTCGGCAGCTGTTTTGCTAAAGAAAACTTACGAGCTGACTGGCCCATCCCAAAGCATCATGTTGCGAGACGTCGAGCCCGAATCGATGCGCACGCGCGTTGAATTTAGGCAGGGATTTTACCCTGAGGTCCAAGCCGCCCGTACCTGGGCTCAGCGTGCCGAAGCTATTCATGTCCTCGTCCCCGAAACAGTAGGGGTCGGGAAGAATGACCTGGTAGGCAAGTGTCTGCAAGCCACGCGCTCTGCAATTGTAAGGCGCAACGGCAAGAAGCTTGACATGAGATGCGTCGTGTTGGGACCTAGTATGGTTCTTTTGAACCGCCACTATTTGGCTCCCGAGGGAGGCTCCATTGAACCCTTCGAGTTGGAGCTTGGAGGCATCAGAGCCGGTTTCACTTCAGCTGACGTGTGTCAGTTTGATGACACGGAGCTGGTCGTGGTGCGAAATCTGTTTGACCCAATGGCCTTCCCCCTCACTAAGTTCTTTCCCAAAGAGGATACGGCAGGGATGTCGGCTTGCAATCTCGTTTTTGAAACGGGCATCGTAGCAGTTAGTGCGTATAAACGCACCTTTGTCGACCCGTTGAGCGGAAAGACATACCCGTGTTGGGAATGGTACCGAGGCGGCTCGCGAGGAGACTGCGGAACTTTGGTAGTCTCCACGGAACCCGCTACGATTCTAGGTGCCGTGACGTACATGAAGAGTTCCATCATTGGGCGCGAGGCGTCTGGGGCGTGTCTCTTCAACCAGAAACACATAGAACAAGCCGTGGGCTTCTTCGAGGTGCCACCTGTTGTGGTTATGACGGCGGTTGACTGTGATTACGCCCCCTTGCACCCCAAGTCGGAACTGTGGAATGTGTCTTCTCCGTACCTGAAAGTGTTAGGAACTAGCGAGAAGAAGTCTCGTACGTTCTCTAGCGTGTTTAGGAAAACCGTCATTTATGATTCGGTAGCCCCAAGGATGTCTAAGCCCATGGGCATCCCTAAGAAGCTTTCAGGAGTCGTAGATGGATCTTGGAATTCTGCATTCATGAATCAGTTCAAGTACGTGAACATGCATAACCTGGTGCCATTTTCGCAGCAGAGAAAAGCTATGCTTTCGTACGTGGCCGACATGAAAAAAGCTCCGTTCACCGGAAATCTTGCCCCCCTAGATTTGGCACATGCCATCTTTGGGGACAGGTCGATCGGTGTCGAACCCGTTCCGATGAAAACTTCAGT